TCACGAGGGAGTAATCGCCAAACGACTTGAATTGTGACAACTTAATAGAGGTGAATTTGATGATTAATTTGCATAAACCTAAACTATGTTCATCTAATCGAGGTTTTGTTTGTTTGGATATACTTCTAGATACACACACTTACTACAATCATTACAAACTCGCTTATATGCTTAAGCCTCGAGCTAAAGAGTACATCAGGAAGTCATTTTCCTATCTTGAATATTACCGTTTAACAGGTAAATTTTTAATTAAAGACTTCCATGATGAGTATGATTTAAATCATTTGTTTAATAAGTATCTCGTCCATAGAGACGAATACACATTTTACAATGATTATAAATTAAGATTTAACAACACCAAAATAACATACGGGAAAGGCGATCATTATCGCATAATAAATAAGTTCCAGTGCTATTGCTTAACTTTGGAGGAAATAGCTTATGACAAAATACTTTCTTGACGACTTCAATACGGCTGTAGCTTATATTGAATATTATTTCAATATTCGTAAATTTACTCGCAATGAAGAGCATGAGCTTATCGATTGCGGTTTTAATTTCGACAAAGCGCTCGTAATATTACATAACGCTGTTACAGACTTTATTTATATGGATACGGAACTACCACTACAGCGCGTTATTTCTAAACCCCAATTCATGAGGTTTTTGGTTAAACATAATTTCTACGTTAATGAATTTTATTTTAACAATGTTACTGTCAACTACGTGCTTAAAAACGGCTCTCCATATATTATAATCAACGACCACTTCCACAAGTCCGTTAGTTTTACAACTCTCTATCTAATCACCCTTCTATATTTCATTACCCCGGTATTCTTATGAAGTACTTTAAAGCCCTTAAACCAGTAATTTTCCTTAATAACAATCTTGCTGACCTGAAGCTCGATTGGAATTATTTCATTCTATATAAGCACGATATTATCCCTTTCGACTACTGCCCACCTAATGTTCGTTATCATTATCTTGACTTCAAGAATGCTTATACGATGTTTTCTAAGCAGAAGTTCCATGATGTTGATAGGTTTATGCTCGCCTATGACGGTTCGCACAAGACGGGTAATATTATCTATAACGCCGGTAGAGTTGTTGAATTTTGCCCCATCCCTTCGCTAAAAGTGATTATGGCTAACGATTCTTACGTCATGCTTGTGCGCGGGAAATTTTATAATATCACCTTTAACGATATCCTTCTCATGTCTGGCATCTATTCTCAGGAGCATATTCTTGCACTACAGTCGAAGAATTTTGAGTGAGATTCAAGAAAAACACAATCTTTGTCAGGAATACGGCATACGCCATAAGTTTTGGCCCACTATTTCTCACAACGGTGTTAATGGTGGGCTTGATTATGAGCTTTCGCCTAATACGTGGTTGTCTATTGATCTTCAATCCATTGGTGATAAAACAACTTTTGTTGAGCAATCTATAAAGCGTGGTACGCCTTATCTTCCATTTGATGAGGTTGCGTCTCTTATTGATATTAATCTTTTACCGCTTTCAGTGCTGGAGGCCTACGGCCATGACGAAAGGTAAATTGCAGGATTGTTTTCAAGTTATAAATTATTGTAACACTCACTCTATTGCAATACGACTTTCTTTCAAAGTTTACAATTCCTACTATAAAGCGAATCTGAAATATCGCATCGGTGACGTCGTCATCAAAATTAATATAGTAACACACAAATTATACATTCGTGAGAAAAATTGTATCCGTTTCATTAAATGCGATATCAATAAAGTCATACGTTATCTTCCACCTATCGCCATCCCGGATTTTATAAGAAAGGCGTATAATGTTTAATTGGTTTAACGCCGATGAATTTTACGAGCAATGCTTTGAAAATAACATCGACGTAACTGTCTCTTACCATATCTATGCCATCGATGACCGCCACCTTACTCTGCACTACACGGTCGAAGGAGATTACTATTATTACCTAAGTTATGATAAAGGCGAAATTGTTATCCGCAAACTGCACAAGCGTAAGCCTTTTGTGCAAGCTATTTCTCTTGAAGAGCTTGCCAAGGTAGTTTCTTGGAAGGGTATTCCTTCCGTCTTCAAGTACGAGCAGCCCACACTGATTTAAGGAGTAAATAATGTTGTCACGCGAAGAAATTATTCCGTTTGAAAGCTTCTTTATCTCAAAGAAAGATTATCTCAATAAAGTAGTTGTAGTTACCGATTATGCCGAATATACTGATTTTGTGCAGTACCCAGGTAACAACAAGAAAACTAATGTTAATAAACTTGTTTTCTTGACTGAAGGCGGCGCGACGGTTACTACTACTAGTTCAGTGATTCATAAGCAGTTTACTGATTATCTAGGCGAGTGCTCCAATGATGAGCTCGACGCTTTTCCTGTCCGTTGCATGATTACTGAGGTTGAAGCAAAGTCTGGCAATAAGTATATGTCAGCTAAGTTTAGGAAGTAGAAAGGAGGAAGGCGCGTAGCAGTTTTGTTGCGCGCCTTTCTATTATGGTCAAGAATGATCTAATTAACGATATTTTACGTTATCAGAAAACTGCTGAGCGTAAGCTTCTTCGTTTTAAGCAGCAGGGGGTTTCGCAGCGTAAATTTGCTAAACCCAACATTTTGCCCGCGGCGAAGCTTAAGACTTTAAATATGAATCAGCTCAAGAAACATGCTGAGGGGTTGAAGTCTTTTAATTCTGTTTCTAATAATTTTGTACAACTTGCTAATGGTTCTCACGTGCACAAGTCTAAGTGGGCTGAGTACAAGAAAGCAGAGAAACAACGTAATGTGCGCATCTATAACATGAATCAACGGCTTAAGAAAGTTGCTTCATATAACCCTGCGTTCAAGTCTCTTGCTGAGGAACGCGATCTGCTTGTTGTCAAGCACCCCATTAAGGGGCTTCCGTCGCCCGTGGGGTATTACGAGTTCCACAGGTCCCCGAACCAGGTAAGTAGCGAGGATGCCCTTAATAAACTAACTAAGGCTTACAAGTTTGAAGCTAGCCCCGAAGGGCGTAAAAAGAAAGCGGCTAGTTTTCGATCTAGTATTGAGGGCATGATTCAAATTGTTGCTCCGGAGCTCATGAATGTTGTTCAAGATTTATCTGATGATCAGATTATTGCTTTGTGGTCTTTGGATCCGAATTTTGCTCGGGCGTTGAAGATGAATTATGATATTGTTATGGAATGGCTTAGCGGCGGTGAGGAAGCGGTTATTGAGGCTTATAATACTGAGGCGTTTCGACAGAATGTTCCTGATATTGTTCGTCAATTAGATTGGGTTCAAAGTGCGTTCCCGAAAAATAAATCTGGAAGAAAATCAAGTAAAAGAAAAACTAAGCGCCGTCGCTGATTTTGAAACTACTACTGATCCGGAGGACTGTCGTGTTTGGGCTTGGGGTATTGTGCCTGTTAAGGCAGATTGTTGCAAGGATGATATGGCTTATGGTGTGGACATTAAGTCTTTTATTTCATATGTTGAAGGCACTAATTACGAGGAAATAAATTTCCATAATCTAGCTTTCGACGGTGACTTTATTATTTCCTATTTACTCAACAACGGTTATAAAGTCAACCAAGATGAGGCGCTTCTTTCAAAACAGTTTTCCACCCTTATTTCTAATATGGGTCAATACTACTCATTAAAAGTAAAATTCCCCAGCGGTAAACTTATTACATTCATCGATAGCCTCAAGAAGCTCAACATGAGTGTGGCTAATATAGCTAAATCATTTAATCTATCTTTGAACAAGCTGGAGATAGATTACCACGAGAACAGGGAAGTAGGCCACAAGCTTACCGATGAAGAAGTAGATTATCTAGCTAACGACGTTATTATTGTCTCTCAAGCGCTTGCGCAGGTATACGCGGAGGGAGATACAAAGATGACCATTGGGTCAGATAGTCTCGAGAACTACAAGAAGATGAGGAAGGAATTCGACACACTCTATCCCATTCTTCCTCTAGAGCTAGATGATCAAATTCGGTGGGCGTATCGCGGTGGCTGGACGTATTTGAAGAAAGGCCGCGAGCAACAGATATGGTCTAATGGTAGTGTGTACGACATTAATTCGCTCTACCCTTCTGTCATGATGCACAATAAACTACCATATGGCAACCCTATTTTTTTTGATGGCAAACCAGATAAATATATGCTGTTTATTGTTTCTATAACATTCACGGCGCATCTTAAAGAAGGTCATCTTCCATGTATCCAAATTAAAGGCCACGCCCTGTTTTTGGGCACGGAATATCTTGAGCATATTTCTGAGCCTGAAACGATGTCTGTGACTAGTGTTGATCTTGAATTGTGGCAGAAACACTATGATATAAACATTCTCTCTTGGAATGGTGGCTTTTACTTCCATTCAGCTACTGGATATTTCGATGAATATATCAATCATTATATGGCGATTAAAGAAAAAGCTACGGGCGGCAAACGGCTTCTTGCGAAGCTGCATCTTAATTCTCTTTATGGTAAATTTGCTAGCCGTCCGCGCATGATTGGTAAATATCCTACTCTAACAGAAGATGGAGTAATTAAGCTTCTAGATGGCAAAGAGGAAGTTAAAGAACCAATCTATACCCCGCTTTCCGTATTCATTACAGCTTATGCTAGGTTAAAGACAATCACAATCGCTCAAAATAATTACGACCGCTTCATCTATGCCGATACCGATTCTCATCATATTTTGGGTGAACCGGTAAATTATTCAATGGAAATTCATCCAACTAAACTCGGAGCTAGCAAGAGAGAATACGGTTTTCGCTACGGGTTGTATTGGAGGTCGAAAGCTTATATAGACTTGACAGAGGATAATAAGTACGAAGTTCATATCGCAGGTCTTCCGAAATATATCGCAAATGATCTTAAATTCGCTGACTTTTATCCGGGCAATGTGATTCAAGGTAAATTGCGGGCCAAACGAGTCAAGGGTGGAACTGTTCTTGTTGACACTCCGTATGAACTTAAACTATGATGTTTTTGTTGCCGGTAGGTGGCTATAGCGGGGTGTCGGGCCTGATAAGCCTCCTGTATAGTGAGAGTGTGACAACTCCCCTACCGGCACGCTGAAAGGATATAATGAGTGATGAAGTAGCCTCAAAGACTGAGGAAAAGAAAGAAGATACTTCAGCTAAGGCTGAGTATGCTAAGAATTTTATGAAGATGATGGAGGAATTTCGTTCTGAAATTTCTTCTTTGCGCACCGAATTTGAGTCGGTGCGTGAAGCATTCAATAGCCAGCTTCCCTCAGCTCCTGAAAAAGAAGAGGAAGCTATGGAACTTGCAGATGAAGAATTTTTCGCTATGTTGAGGGGTGAATAATGCCAGATAAACTAACTAAAGACTATAACCGACTGTACCTTGATTACGTTCGTCGTCATGCGTCGATTGATTACCAGTCGCGCATTCCTGACGTGAATAAGGCTAATATGGCTCAGATCGGCTCCAAGATTATGAATTATGAGCCGGCCTACAACGAGTTCCTTGACACTTTGGTCAACGTGATCGCTGAGCAGAAGGTCCGTGGCGTTATATGGAACAACCCGCTGAAGGAGTTCAAGCGTGGCGAATTGGCTATTGGCGGCACCATCAGTGAAATTTATGTAGATATCATTGACGGCCAGCCGTGGAAGCAGGACGTAGACTACGAGTCGATGTTTGCTCGTCGTCTCCCCCGCGTTGAGGAATCATTCTACAGCACCAACCGGCAGCAGTTCTACCCCATCAGCATTAGTGACGCGGTAGTTCGGCGGGCCTTCCTGAAGCCCAACGGTCTTGATTCGCTTATCTCAGCTTTCATGTCTTCTCCACTGTCGGCGGACGAGCAGGACGAGTTCCTGTCCACCATGAACTTGTTCCGTGAGCATGAAAACGCGCACGGTTTTTACAAGATCAAGATACCAGATATCACGTCCCTTGCCGCTCCTGAGGCTAATGTCAAAGCGGCCCTGAAAGCGTTCAAGGCTGCCGCCTCCACTCTGGGCTTCCTTAACCGTAAGTTCAACGTGTTGAAGGTTGCTAATCATTCCAAGATTAGTGATCTGCACTTGTTCCTTACCCCCGAGGCTCGAGCCAATATCGATATTGAAGCTTTGGCTTACATGTTCCATATCGATAAAGCGGAGATTCCTTTCCGAGTCCATGAGGGGATGCAGGAGCACTTCAATATTCGTGGTTTCCAAGCTGCGTTGGTCGACAAGAACTTCTTCGTTATCGCCGATACCCTCATTCGTAACGGCAAGGTACGTAACGAGTTCGGTCTATACGAGAACCGCGTGTTCCATCACCACCAGATTTTCGGTACTTCCCTGTTTGCTAACGCTATCCTGTTCACCTCTAATGAAGTTATTCCTGAGACGAACATGCAGCGAAGCACCGTTACTGGACTGGGTGAGACGATGACCATTACGGATCCTGAAACCGATAAGGCTGTCACTGAAGTGCTTAAGGGGCGTATCTATCAGCTGAGCACCGATATCCTCGTGGATGATCCCAAGCTTCTGGGTAATCACGGCATTATCTGGGCTATGAAACCGACCTCCAGCAACCGTACTCATGTCACCGAGGACGGCGTGCTGCATGTTGGCCGCAACGAGAACTGGGCCGATATCGCCGTCACCGCTACGGTTGAGGATGCACGCAATATCACCAAGGAGTATGCTATTAAGGTTAAGCAGTCCTGATGTTGATGACACGTAAGAATGGAACTTCGGGAGTCGGTGCGGCTCATGCGGCCGTGTGGGCGCTTGTTGGTCATTTGGATAAGGTTCTTCCATCCACTTTCTGGTTTGGCCAAGGAAAAGGGGAGCCTAATTATGATGCCAACGGTAATGACCATAATTATGAGCATAGTTCTGGTTATGCTCTGGACGTGATGGTTACGGATCTTGGGGCTTCTCCTTCTAAGGTTGAGTTGGCTAATGCGTTGAAGTTGTGTGCTTGGGCTCAGAAGAATGCTTCTGCTATTGGGTTGAAGTGGATTATTTTCTCGCCTTATCAGGATGGCTACGCGTATTCGTGGAATCCAAGCCGGGGAACGTGGAAGCGGCTTTATTCTGGTTATGGTAATAAGTCTGCGGCTCATATGGACCATGTTCATTTTTATCTCCGTGGTTCTAGTTTTGGGGTTATTGACGACTCCCCACTTATGTCGTCTGTTGAAAGGAATGTTGAAGATATGACTGTTCAGGAGCTTCATAAGGAGTTGAATGATAATCCTATGATGAGTCTTATTGCTTCTCGTATTGGCATGGTTGCTACTGCGCTGGATAAGGTTGTTAAACAACTTGACGTGGTAAGTGAGAAACTCGCCAAGTAGGTTAATGATGAGTCCTGTCGTTACTGAGGGGCTCCTTATAGCAATCCTCACTTTGATGGGTGCTGTTCTTACTCAGTTACTCATCAGGGTGGGGAACCTTGAGAAAAAACTCGAGCACGAGCAATCAAGAGTCAAAATTCTATGGGGCGCCTTCAGAAAACTTGTAGACATGTATTACAGGTTTCGTAAACCTGATGCCCCTGACCCACCTGAATTACACGAAATATTTGAGGACGACTAATGATCGAACTAGCAACTGTTGGCTCCGTAGTAGCAGCAGTTAATCTTGCTAAGCAAGCCGGTCTTCCCAAGGCCATTAATGGAGTATTGGCAATTATTCTCGGTATCGCTTTTACTCTTCTTGTAGACGGTATCGGCAATGTGTCAGCCAGTATTGCGAAGGGCATTGTCCTAGGGCTTGGCGCTAGCGGAGCCCATGACCTCACCACAGGGAAACCTGATAATATTGCTGCATGAGTAGCTACATAACTGACGTACCCGCGGAAGTCTCTTCTGCGGGTACGTCTTTTTCTTTTGACGTGTGGACGCCGGGCACGGTTGTTACATTGTGTAATGTGCCGTGGGATGCGCAATATAATAACATTGTTGATTTTCCAGACACTAAGTCTTTGATAGATTATCTTTCCATCAGCCCCGGTCCAAAGATTAAATTTGACCGTCTATCTTACGTTCGCCCAGAACAAGATATTCATCTTAATATTGGCGTTGCGCAAGCGTATAAATACAATTATATCCATGTTTACAACCCTCTAACTCATTCTGACACGCCGAATGATTTTTTCTATTTCATAAAGGGGGTGCAGCATATAGCGCCTAACACGACCGCCTTTCATCTTCAAATTGACGTGTGGAATAGCTTCCGTTGGGGGATGAAATTTGGGCGTTGCTATGTGGAGCGCTCGCATTATGCTTTTGCTGTTTCCAATGCGGCTCAGCCGAACATGTTGAAGAATCTTCTTGTTCCGGAAGGGCTTGACTGCGGTTCGGATATGGTTGAAACTAAGTATATTCGCCATAAAATTAAGCAGCAGAATGAGCTATCTGATCTAGCAGTTGTTTTTATTTCATCTGCCGATTTAAGCGTTGACCCCGGAAGTATAGATTCACCGAATCTTTCAACAAGCCCCGGCACCAAGATTCAACTTTACAATAAAAGCCGTGATAACGCCGGTTCAACTTTTGTTAATGTTGTTATAGGCGCGGACCTATGGGGGTGCAGCGTTGATTCTTTTGCTGACGTCATGACCGCGTTGAAACGCGTGCCATGGGCTTCGAAGTCTATCTATGGCGCCTATCTAGTGCCTGCCTACCGTAATATGCGGGGCGTTACTCCTGAAAAATTCCTTGATCATAACCCGAATGTTGGTAAATTGTATGAGGGTACTTTTATATATTATTATGATATTGTAAAGGACCTTACGTCGGAGCTTATGGCGCATATCCCTGATAGGTATAAAAAACTTATGAAGTTTGCTACCTACCCATATGCGGCTATTGAGATGACGACATATACCGGTACTCCAATTATTCTTAAACCAGAACTATTTAATTCTGGTAAATATAGTGTATCTGTTAATGTTAGTGTCATTCCGCCCAATCCGAGAGTGGTAATCTACCCCCTAAACTACGGTGCCCGCGGCCGGGCCACGAGCGAATATGTTGGCGGCTATCTTGATTCATCTACTATGGTGATGAATTTCCCCTCGTTGCCTATCACCAATGACTCGTACACTGATTACCTGGCTAGCAATCATCATTCAATCGCGTTCCAGCATCAGTCGGCTGATTGGGCGCAGCAGCGTGCATTGATGAGTGCGAATACTGCTTTCAGTAATTCTATGTTGGGTATTGACGCTAACAACCAACGCACTAATACGCAGATTCATACGAACACGATGCAAGCTGGACTAGCGTCGGAGACGGCTAACTATAAGGCAATTCAAAATGGTATTAATGCAGGCGTTAATGGTATTGCTTCTATGGCTGGCGGTAATATACTTGGGGGCGCGCTTTCTGGAGTAATGGGTGTAGGTAATGCTATTGCTGATAATGCTATTCAGCAAAACCAGATTAGTGGGAATCTTGGGATACAGAATTATTCCGCTTCTGCTAATAATAATATTACTAATAATCTTAGCCGAGGAATAGCCGATGCCAACCTCGCTCTCGCGAAAGCAACCGCAGCAGGCGATCATGCAAATACCATTGCCGGCATTAACGCGAAGGTGCAGGACGCTAAAATGCTGCAACCCTCCGTTTCCGGTCAGCTGGGTGGCGACTTTCTTACTATTTGCCTTGAGCAGGGAATGACGGTGAACTTCCGTTTCAAGAGGGTTGATGATTCGGCTGTTGAGCGCCTCGGTGAATATTGGCTGCGATATGGTTATGCTCTTAACCGTTATGTGAATATTAAAAACATTAACCCGATGACTAATTTCACATATTGGAAGCTTGCCGATGTTACAATAAAGACTCTTTATTGCCCAGAGGTATATAAGCAAGCTATTATGGGTATATTCCTTAAAGGAACAACCGTATGGCGCAAACCGGAATTTATTAATGATCTTGATATTGCAGAAAATGAAATAGTGGGCGGAATAGGAAGTGTTGTTCTATGAGTAATTTTGGCGATCTTCATCAGGTGATGGCCAATCCCAGAGATACCCTTGCAAAATTTGTGCCCCGGAAAGCGGCATCACTAGATACTATTCGCATTAATATGTATCTAGGGAAAATAATGGAATGGGCAGTAACACGTTTTACGTGGAATAACCTTCCAGATACTGTTGATGCTCGATACATTGAATCAACGTTGAATACTGCTGGTATGTGCATTTTTTATTATGATGCGCGTTACGGTAAGCACTTGTGTGTTGCCGCTAATCCTATCGGTGATTATGACGTTTATGGCAACAGTTTTAAATACCAAACTGAAAGTTATGGCAAGTACTACGGTCTGACTATTGACGCAGAAGATTGTGTACCTATATGGCACAATCTTGCGCATATGCATGACCAACTAATATATCTCGATTATGCCACTCGCCTTTCGGATATTGAACAGACTCTAGATATCACTGCTAAAAACATGCGCAACCCTAGGATTGTTTCTTGCCCGCCGGGGCAGCGGCAAACCTACGATAATGTTTTGCGTGATATTGAACGCGGAGCTCCTGTTATTTATGGTGGAGAAGCGCTACTTCAAAACGATGAAATTAAAGTGCTAGATCTTACGGTTAACCCCGCCTATCTAGAACACTTACGTGATGAGCGTGATTCTATCTGGAGGGACTGCCTCACTTTCCTTGGCATTAACTCAACCAATGAAACCAAGGCTGAGCGTATGATTAGTGACGAAGCGGGGGCCCGTGACGGACAGCTTGCTATTGCCAGGGCGAGTATGTGGAAGTCGCGCGATATGGCGTGTAAGCAAATTAATGATAAATTCGGGTTTGATATTTCGGTTGAGTGGTCGTTTGAAGAAGAAGTTCTTCCTGACATTGAGGAAGTGAATAATGGCGAAATATACGATGGAGCTTCGGGATGCACTGAAGTACGCGAAAACACTGGAGGTGAAAACCGGTCTTGAAGATTACCCTATTTTCGCGGAAGAATACCGTGAAACACTGAATAAGAAAATTATTGACCATTATTATTTTGAAGAGATAGGTTTTGAAACCGCGGATATGTTCTTCTACGCGCTAGGGGAACGTATGCGACTTATCATGCCCATGATGAACAAGGCCTATCTCGCAATTAATAATGCACAAGACATTTTCCGTACCTATGAAACCAACAACACGAGCAGCGGCAATACGGAAACGAGTGGCACGCAGTCAGCAAATGTTAAAGGAACTGGAACTGCTTCTTCGCGTAACGTGAACTCTTCATTCCCGCAACAAATGTTGAGTGTTAATGGTGATTACGCGACGGCGGCAACAGATAGTAATTCCAAAACAGGAAACACATCAACCACGTCCTCTAGCAGTGGAAGTAACACAACTAGTGGCAGCACAGCTTCTAGCTATGGCCGTAGCGGCTCTATCGCTTCCCTGCTTGGCGAGTACCTTGAGTCGTATATGAACATCGACCAGCATATAGTAATGTCGTTGAATGATCTTTTTATGCAAGTGTGGAGCAGTGGTGAAAGCCTAACTCCCGATGATAGTATGTTTTATTATGCACCATATTTTGGAGGTTATTGGGTATGAGTGAGCCGGTGCTGCCCCTTATGGGTGAGTGGGGCCCGTTTAATAGTGTTACTCCTTTTACTAAGGTAGATAATTATACTTATCTTGAGATTCTGCATCAGCTGAAGAATAAGATTAACGAATTTATCACGTATGCTGGGACGCAGGATAAAAAGATTATCGAGTTTCGGGACCGTGTATCTAAGCAGATTGATGAATTCACTAACAAGTTTGTGCATCACACCGTTAGTGACGTCAATGGCGTTATTCACTTTGCTATGATGAACGGCCCGGAGTTGTTGATGTATGACAAAGCATACATTGATACCCTGTCGGCCAGTATTGATAATAATATCACTCAAACCGATAATAAACTTCGCGAGAAGCTTACAAATGATCTTAAAGAATTGAATGATACTCTTCGTCTATTTATAGCGGATGAAAGGAACAAGCTTAAACTACAACTAGATAAAGATATCAACCGTGTCGAAACTCTCGCCGAATCAAAAGCAAACCGCTACTATCACGTTGTCACCGACTATGGTGCAAAAGGTGATGGAGCTACGGACGACACAGAAGCTATCAAACGAACAATTACTGCTGCTGGCAAAGGTGGACACGTCTACTTCCCCAAGGGAATTTACAAAGTAACTTCAGAACTTGAATTCTTGCCTGATCAGAGGGTTGATGGGTCAAGCGCATCATGGGGGGATAACTCGCCGAATTCTGCTATTTTCTTTGACATTAGGGACGGTAATGGTATTAATTGCAAGTACGGTAATACTTTTACTAACCTGCGTTTTGATGGGCCCGGTCCTTCCCGTACTAATTGTGTTGGGCTTAATTGTGCTAATTATGTTACAATAAGGGATTGCGGTTTCTATGGTTGGTATACTGCAAATAAGTTTAAGCAAAACTGGTACACAGAGGTTGAACGTGTAAAATACCAAGGCAACCGGCTTGCAATCGACGCTGAATACTGCTACAACCTCACAATTAAATCTCCGCATATTATCGCAGACGAGGGATCAAAATCATACAAATACGGTATCAAGGCTACCGACGCAACCATGATGACCATACATGGAGGCGCTATCGAGTCCTATGAAATTGGCATCGAGATGGGGCTTGGTGTTTCTGTAGCTTGCTTTGGTGTATATTTCGAAACTGATAAAGAAGGACGTGCAGACAACCGTCGCGCTGTGATTTTTTCATCACCTAAGAGCAATCTGCTCATGATGGGATGCCAAGTTTATCTCACCAATCATAAGAGTTTTATTGATGCAACCAATCAGACCTGCGGCGAAACCATTACGTTGATTGGTAACAAATACAAAGCAGGTGCAAACGGAACCGTATCTGCTGGTTATGTTATCGACACGCATGAAAACAACACGGGCTTCCTGAAAATAAACTCCATCGGAGACAATAACTCTCAATCCGATCACAATATCTACAAATACCGCCGAGAGAACGTGCCATCTGGCTCACTCATCAGCGACCCATCGCACTTCTTCCCCTACCGCGGAGGATGGGAAGGATTGCGCGCCGGCAAATTCGTCGTAGCGCCCGCAGAAGGAGCCCTCGTCACAGGAGCTGGAACTAATCTCCCGTCATTCGGTGAGGGAATGAATCACCCGGTTGGTGTCCTTTTCTGGCATACCGGAAAGAACAAGCTAGTGGTGTTTAATGGCACTGACTGGGTTGACGTGAACGGAGGATCTATCTAATGAGTTGGGGATCCGGGGATATGATGGTGCTAATTAGATGCATAGGCACCGTTGAATCAGATATGAATTATGGCGTTGTGTTTTTGCAAGATCCAATCACTATTGGTTTTATGCAATGGTACGGCACCAGGGCTGGCAAAATTCTTGAAAAAATCAAGCCAGCCGTTGGAACTGCTATATGGGCCAAAATGCCAACCCGCATAGCAAGCCGCGTTGGCCGTATCCCCGGATCCGACAGCTCCTGGAACTCCTTCTGGGTGCGCCGAGAAGAAGTGCCAGGCATCAAGGCCGTCATGACCTCCGCCCAAGCCAAGGCAGTGCAAAACAAACAGGCCGTAGACGATATGGAGGCCTACCATCAGCAAGCATTGAAGCGGGGGCTGGATAGAGCGAAAAATCCGAAAGTGTTCATCTTTTGGTGTACTATTTTCCATCAATACCCCGTTGGGGCTGACCGTGTTATCAAAGCAGTTGGGCCTAACGCATCACTACAGGCGATGTATAATAACACGATTCATCAGCCGTGGCTTAGGAAATACAAAAGCCGATACGACAAAGCCATGGCCGTCATCAACAAATACGACACAAGCCCACTTCCGGGCATAGCCGGTAGCGGCAACGCTAGTGGAAGCGTAGAAGTCGACCCGCCGCCTGCGGGGGATAATTCAAGCTCTGGAAGCAGTGATGATGATTCACAAGGAAATATCAACATTAAATTTCTAGAAGAAATAAATGGTGAACGATACCTCGTCTACAGCGACAACAGTCGCGACGTCCTCGTCAAAGGAAACGGCGGAATATGGACCATCAAGGGCGGAAAACACTCCGGCAAAGTGCCCAGCGACGACGATAACGATGACGACAACCAAGGCGGCGGAGGCGGCGGAGGCGGCGGCGCCCACCTACCCCTAGCCAAAGGGACCTATACCCTCGGCCCGCCATGGGGTGCCACCGGCTCCTGGGCCCGCTACCACACGGGGCAGGACTTCCGTTGCAGCTCAGGCACTCCACTCTATGCGGTGCAGGACGGAACTGTTGTATCAGACAATGCAGGAGGATGGGCTGGCATCCATGTGTCCATCAAATACGGTAGTGGAGCCAGTTCGATGTACTGCCACATGAGCTCAAAGGCTGTCAAGGTAGGGGACAAGGTCAAGGCAGGCCAGGTTATAGGGAAGAGCGGAAATACGGGACGCTCGTTCGGGCCGCACTGCCACTTCGAATACTACCCGCCAGGGATAAGCCCCGGTAATATTTATTCATCTAAAAATCCTATTCATTGGTTGAAGAGTCTGGGGTTGAACCCGTGAGTATGTATTATTCTTTTGACGATATATTGAGTCGCAATGGTGTTTTTAATTTCATCATTGGCGGCCGTGGCATTGGTAAAACGTATGGCGCTAAGAAAATAGCAATAGACACATATCTGGAAACGGGAAAGCAGTTTATATATCTTAGACGTTATAAGTCAGAGCTGCGTACGGCTAAGACGTTCTTTGATGATCTTTCGCATCTTTATCCTGGTTATTCTTTTAGAGTTCATGGCCGTATCTTTCAGATGAAGGAAAGTGATGACCCTAATGATAAGGAATATCCGTGGCACGATATGGGATATTTGCGGTCACTTTCTACAGCACAAACTGAGAAGTCTACTGTTTATAATAAAGTTAAATGGATTATTTTTGATGAAATAATATTGGAGAAGGGGCCGACTAACTATCTGCCGATGGAGTATGAAGCGTTTATTAACTTCTATTTCACGGTTGATAGGGGTAATGATAGAGTTACGTGTCTTTTACTTTCTAATGCTGTTTCTATTAATAACCCTTATTTTCTTGCTGAGGGGATTAATGATGAACGCGAATGGTGCAAGAGGAAAAAGGGATTTATTGTTGTTCATTTTCCGAAAAGTGAGGAATTTAAAGAGCATATAAATAAAACTCGTTTTGGACAGTTTATTTCTAATTCTGCTTATTCTGACTATGCTGTTAATAACCAGTTTGCTGATAATCAAACTGATCTTGTTGAAGATAAACCTACTAATGCGAGTTATAAATACAGTCTTTTGATGAATAATGTCAATCTATCTGTATGGACTGTTAATCGCCAAGATGGGTTGTATTATTATATTCAAAAGAAACAACCAAAGAATAAAATACAGTTTACAACTGACCTGGAAAATGTCAATAACGAATGTGTGTATCTGGAGCGCAATTCTTCAATACTGCAAGGATTCCGTGGCGCCTACAACCGCGGCCGGATGCGGTTCGATAGCCCGCCAACCCGCTTGGCCGCTATACAGGCGTATAAGCGTTGACACGCCCTAGCAGGTGTGGTAATGTACATACTGGGGGAGTGCGGGCTCCTTTCCAAAGCTCTGGGTAAAGAAATAACCCCTTCCGAAATAGGGTTCGGAAGGGGTTAATTCACATTACTCACTCAGCCAGGGAAGCCTCACGAAGAGAATACACCTTAGCAACGAGGTTCGGATCAGCGCCACCCTCAACATCAGCCCTAGCGGCCTCCTGAGCGGCCATGCGCGCCTCCTTGTAAGCCGCCTTAGCGCGATCCCAAGCAGCAACTGCCTCGAGGTTGAACTCCATTTTCTTTCCTTTCTCTAGGTGTGTGAACTAGACTATCACACAAACTCACCCCACTCAACCAGGTTCAGCAAAATAGCCGTACGAACCGGGTCAATGTCCTTGAAATTACCATCAACAGACAGGCTAGCGCCAGTATTGTCAACATGAAGGACCGCATCATCGATGAAACGCACTTTGACTCCAGCAACGTTGCAGCCAATACCGAGATGCCAGAAGACCTCGTCAGCGTAGCAGACCGGCGAATCAGCAACACTGTCAACAACAGCCTGCACGTCCTCATACGTACCGTCGACAATCTCGGCAATGATCGCCTTACGAAGAGCAGCAACCCACACTGGGTGCCCGAACATTTTCTTGTCTGCCAGGTTGATCACTTTGTTTTCTCCGTTTCGTTGTCGTACGCATCGATGATAATGCGCGCTTCGTCGTTTGTCAATTCGTGAGCTGTGTTTCCCAACACGAGAGTGAAATTACCGTCTGCGAGACAGATACTCACAGGGCCGAGTGAGAAGATGATCTCAACAGGAAGCTGAGCGTAGTCAAGAGTTGACCAACCCTTAGAATAGCCCTTGATGATCGTCATGATGTCTTCAGAAGGCGACTCGCCTTCACGGTAGCCCTCCAGAATCAGAGTTGCGATGCGGAAAATCAGGCGGTCTTTCATGATCACTCCATCCAAAAGTAGACGTAGATGAGAACAGCGGCTTCATCTTGGTTCAGGTTGTAGAAGAAGCCAGTCTCTTTCTCGACGAGAAGGGGCTTCTTGCAGCAGTTGCAGAGGTCAAGGTTGAAAGCGCCAAGGTCATAGGTAGTGACGCCGGCGGAAGAAGGGCTGTTGAAAAGCTTGGTTACATCAGAGAGTCCCTCGATGTAGCGCATGTAGTTTTTGTTCTTCGAGTAAGTTGTGACGGACTGAATGATGTCCTGTGCGATCTCGTCGAACGCCATGTCCTTGATCATTTTCT